CTGGCGCTCGCCGGCCACACGCCGCTGCACGCCCGACGCGGACGAGAAGCGCCCGAGCGTGGCGTTGAGCCGCGAGCTGGCGCCGTCGACGTTCTCCAGGGCGGCCTGGAGCGACTGCAGGTCGCGGCGCAGGCGCTGGGCAGCACGCTGCGCACGGTCCCCCTTCAGCTCCAGCGTCCACGTCGTCTTCACTTCGGTGCGGCCTTGGCGAGTCCCTGGATGAGCGCGTCGATGCCGAGCGCCATCCGGGCAATGAGGGTTGCCCCCGCGCGCGTCTCAGGGGACGCGGTGCTGGGGTCGTGGTGCAGGAGGGACAGCAGGCAGTCGGCCGCGACGGATTCGTCCCGCGCGGCCTCCTGCGCTAGCTCGTGGCTTTTCCCAGGATCACCCGGGCCTTGCCGTCGATGCCGTTGAAGAGCTCAGCGCCGAGCTCGTCGGCCGCGCCGGGCTCCTCCGCGGCGAAGGCGTCGAACGCCGCGGCGCTGGGGTGCACGAGCAGCGAGCGCGCGAGGTTGATGTTGGCCATCGCCACCACCTCGGGCTTGGTGAGCACCTGCAAGCGCGCGGCCTTGCTCCGCTTCCAGTCGGCGTGCGCGCCCTTCTTGAAGACGAAGGCCCCGTGGCCCTCAACGAAGAAGCCGCGCAGGGCGCCGTGCTTGGGCTGCAGGTCGGCGAGGAGCTTGTCGAGCGCGGCCCGGGCCTCGTCGTTCTGCTCCGTCTCGGTGAGCTGCTCGTTCTCGGTGTTCTCGATGTCGTCCATGGTCACACCGTGATCGGCGAGACGCCGTTGATGAGGATGCCGAGGAAGCTGAACGGGATCGCGTGCTCGATGGCGTCGACGCCTTCCTCGGCGCCGCTGTTGCCGTCGCCCAGGAAGCGCACGCCCTGCAGCGTGTCGGTGTGCACCGGCTGGTCGTCGCCCTCGGAGTACGTGACCGTGATGGTGTGCGTGGCGTCAAGCCAGCCCGCGGTGGCGAGCTCGCGGTAGTCGGCCTCGTAGACCGTCAGCGTCCCGTCTTCGAGGGTGAGTCGGCCGCGGGTGCGGCCGCGCGGACCGCGGCGGCCCATGACCTTGCCCTCTTCGAGCTTGTACCCGTACTGGATGCCCTTCGCCTCGATGACGGCGCCGCCGTTCTGGCGGATCTCCATCGAGGCGTAGCTGTAGAACTTCCCGTTGATCAGCGCGCCCATGTGATCACTCCGAGGTCAGGCCGATCGTGGCCGTGATGGTGGTGGCGTAGCCCTTCGGCCGGATGCGCAGCTTCGCGCGCAGGTTTTCCGTCGAGAGCAGGTTGTCGGTGCGGTTCACCTGCGCGGTGGCGGCGCTGGCAAGGTTGGTCTCCACCATCGCGTTGCGCATCTCGCCCGTGAGGTAGGCGTCGACGGCGCTCGCGTCGCGGCGGTCGATCACGCCGCCCGCCGCCGTGCGGAAGTCCCGGTTGACGAGGTTCTGCAGCCGGTTGATCCCGACCCGCGAGCCCTCGACGATCACGCGCACGTTCATCACGAGGCGGTAATCGCTCCCGGCCTGCGCCATCGTGGTCGACGTGGCGAAGTAGCCCGCGCGGCCGTTGAAAGACTGTGCGCCCATGAAGCGGCCCGTCGGGAGCGCCGTGAGCACGCGGAGGTCGTGGATCAGGTCCCCCTGCTCGATGCCCTCCAGCGCGCCGCTGTCCACGCGCCCGGGGTGCTCCGCGAGGCCGCTCCCGGCGCTGGTCTCGCGGAGCTTCGCGAGCCGCGGGCCGATGACCCACGCCACGGGCCGACGGATCTTCGAGCCGTCGAGGGCCACGAGCATCGCCGCGCCCGCCGTGATCGCCACGAGCTTCGAGTCGAACGCGTTGAACCCGGGCGACGCACCGAGCAGGGCCGTCTGCCACGCGCTCGAGGTCTCGCCCTGCAGCGTCGCACCCTGGTCACGCGCCGAGGCGAGGCCCCAGCGGTAGATCCCCGACGAGGCGAGGCCCTCGATGCTGGTCTTCAGCGTGGCCGCCGTGGTGGCGGTGACCGGCTCCGCGATGTGCGGGAACTCGTGATCGATGGAGCCGGCGGCCAGCGCGTCGAGCGCGGCGTCGAGCGTCGTCGCGTCCCACTCGGGGGCCGCGGTCCAGAAGTGGTAGATGTCGCCCGCGACCATCGAGGCGGCGGAGAAGGTCGCGGTCAGCCCGCTGTTGCCCAGCACCACCGCGCGCGAGGTCGGCACGGGCTGCTCGGGCTGGTAGGTCACGCCGCCGTCGAGGCTGTAGCGCACGGCGCCGGTGCCGTCGCCCGCGGTGGCCGCCGCGCGGGTGACCTTCACCCGCACGTCGTAGGCGTCCACGGGCGTGCCGGAGAACGTCGGAACGCTCGCGCCCGTGGCCTCGGCGTGCGACGCGCCGTTGGCGCCGTAGGCCGTCCAGGTGTCGCCGTCGACAAAGGACCCGTCGGTCCACGCGAGGAGCAGCCCTGTGTCGCCGATCGCCGTGGCCGTCGCGCTCACGTTGGTGGCGTCGTCGGCGAACCAGTGCAGGCCGCCGTCGATGCTGATGCGCACCGCGGGGTTGTCGGCGATGTTGGCGCCCGCAGTGATCACCTCGACGAGCACCGCGTGCGGCGCCAGCGGGGTGCCCGACAGCACCGGAACCGCGGTGGAGGTGTTGCCCCCGGCCGCGCTCAGGGTGCCCGCCGCAGCGGTCCCGGCGCCCTCCGTGGCGCAGCCCCCAGCGCGCGCGCCCGCGGTCACCGTGGCGGCCTTGCAGGCGAGCACCGGGCCGCCGGCGATCTTCAGGTAGAGCGCGATGAGCTCCACCAGGCGCCCATGGCCGAACTCCGTGACGGCATCCTCCGAGCTGGAGATCAGCACGGGCTCGTCTTCGGTCCCCGACGAGGAGCACCCGACCACGGCGGGCGGGCGCGAGAGCACGCGGGAGGAACCGATCCCCCCGTCGATGATTTCGAGGTTGGCAGAGGCGAGCGTCATGAGGTTTCTCCGACCTGGAGTTGTCCGTCTGGGTCTGTCGCGCCCGTGGTGTCCGGGGCGACGGTGGCGATAGTCACGGTGGTGGGGGCAGGCAGCTCGTGCTGCGAGAACTTGAGGGAGACGAGCATCACGAGCTTCTCGCCCGCAGTCGTGGTGCCGGGCTGCGTCCACTCGCCCGCGGTGGTGTCCCACGCGCCCGGGGCGAGGGCCTGCAGCACGGTCAGGAGTCGCTCGCGCATCCCCTCCACGTCGGCGATTTCCTCGCCCCAGAGGTGGACCTCGCAGACCGTGTCGCAGGTGCGCAGGGACCGCTGCTGCGCGCGGTCACGGGTCGGCGCGGTGTAGGCATCGCGCACCGGCACCCAAACCATGCGCGGGTAGCTGCCCTGCGCATCGAGCTCGCGCTGTCCGAGCCCCGTCTGGAGCGTCGGGAAGGCCTCGACCATCGCCGCACGGATGAGCTCGTAGGTAGCGGTCAGCGCCATTGCGGGAGGGTGCTTTCAGCGGCGTGCGAGAGGCGCAGCCCCCACGTCAGCGGGAGGCGGCCCGGAGGCAGGAAGGGGCGGGCGGGGATGCGCGAGGTCCCGAGCTGGTGAAACTCGCCGATGCGCGAGGTCTTCCACACCGAGGTGGTGCCGACGATGACGCCGTGCGAGGCCCACGACCGCAGCGCGCCGGTCTTCACCAACGGCCGGCGCCCGGGGCGACTCCGCGACGGGCCGCGCTTCAGCGGCTTCCACGCCTGGCCCGAGGGCTCGCGCGAGCGGTCGAAGGTCTCGCGGATGAGCGCGTCGCCCGTGGTGCGCAGCGCCCCGAGCACGCGCGCAGGGCCCGTGCGCTCGAAGCGTTCGAGCTCGCGGACCAGGCCGTCCAGCGGATCGCCGGACTCTCGCAGGCTCACCAGCCGCGGGTCCGGTCGGAGCTCACCCGCGGCCCGCTGGCGCGTGCGTGGCGCGTCGCGGTCGGAGTGGTGTTGCCGCCCGAGAGTCGCACGCGACCCGCGGCCACGTCCTTGAGCCAGCTCGTGGCGGTGGCGGCGCGGGCCTCGATGGCGGCGTCCCCGCCCTTGTTCGGGTCGAAGCCGCGCGCGCAGAGCAGGTCCCACGCGGCGATGGCGCACACCGCCCGCGTCAGATCCTCGCCCCAGGCCGAGAGCGGGAGCGTGTAGCGCCCGCGCAGGTACCCGTCGGCGAGGACTGACGCGGCCTCGAGCGCGGCCTCCTGGATCGTCGACGACACCCCCGAGAGGGCGGCGGTGGCGATCCCGAGGCGCGCGAGGTCTGTGGTGGTGGCGTAGGCCATCGGTCAGGGGAGGATCAGGCCGAGGCCTTGAGCGCGAGGTGGAACGGGCCGTAGCCCGCGGCGCCGCGGGCGCGCACGCCGAACACGACCTCGTCGTCCCAGAAGACGTTGTCGTCGTCCTCGGCGTTCTTGAAGGTCATCTTCGGGGCGCTGCGCTCCATGAAGATCAGCGGCTTGATGCTGCGGGTCGTGTCCATCAGGTAGTAGGACGTGTCCGACCCGCCCGCGCTGGCGCCGAGCTCGGGGTACACCTTCACCTGGAGGCGGCCCTTCATGGTGTTGGTCTCGCCCGCGGCGGCCGTGTTCGACCCGAACACCTGCGCGAGGATGTCGCTGTTGATGATCGCGAGGGCCTCCTCCTGCAGCGCCGGGGGCACCACGAGGAGGTTGGGGCGCACGCGCAGGGAGCGGCCGTCCTCACCCACCCAGCCGAGCATCAGCTCGATGAGGCCCGCGAGGTTCGCCTTCGTGAGCGCCGTCGACGTCTGGAGGTTGTCGATGGTGCTGCCGCTCTTGAGGGCGTGGTCGTTCGCGAAGAAGGCCTTGCCGTCGAAGGCGAGGCCGGTCTCGCCCGCGAGGAGCGCCTCGAAGACGAGGTCATCGGGCCAGAGCGCGGTCTGCTCGCCCATGTCCATCACGAGGTGGTTGAACGCGCCGATGTTGTCGTCCTCGATCTCCTCCACGGGGATCCCCATAGTGAGCTCGAACTTCTCGGCCGTGACCTGGTAGTCGTAGGCCCTGCCGTTGATGACCTTGCGCTCGCCCTCCCAGCGCCGGAGCTTCCGGGTGCTGGCGTGCGAGGGGAAGGACATCGTCTTCGTCGACGCGGTGACGCGCGAGGCGAAGTCCGAGTAGACGCTCGGCGTCTTCGCGCGGGCGCCCGAGAAGAGCATGTTGATGGCGACCCGGAGGTCGCGCAGGGACTGCGGGGTGATCTGCATGGCGGTGGTCCTTCAGCGGTTGGTGCGGCGGGTCACGCCAGCGTCCCGGGGCGACAGCCCATGGGGTGGATGTCGACGAGGGCCACGTCGCCCGTGCCCGAGGACTCCTCGAGCGTCTGGCCCATGATGAAGCTCCCGGTCAGCGCGGCCGTGGCCGACGCGCCCGAAGCGTCGCAGGTGGTGTTGACGGCTTCCTTGGCGCGGCCGTTGGTCGCCTCGACGGCGATGCACTTCCCCTCGGTCACGGCCGCGGAGAAGAGCATCCGCACCGGGCCCCGGCGGCGCACGATGGCGACCGCGCCCGAGGCCGGGGCGTTGAGCAGCACGCCCAAGGCGACCATGCCGGCGGTCGACGCCAGCACCACGTCTCCCGCGGAGTCGAGCGAAACGAACCGCTGCTGGCCCGTGGTCGAGAGGTCCGCACCCGCGAGCAGGAAGAGGTCACAGACGCCCTGCGCCTGGTCGTTCTCCACGCCGTGCTCGACGAACACCTGCCCGTCGGCGTCGACGTCGTAGACGCGGCCCGCCACCGGGTAGGACCCGAGAGGGTTGCGCAGCGACACGGTCTGGTTGTCGACCGCGTAGCAGAGGCGCCCGACGTGCGTGTCGGCGACGGCCAGCGTGGTCGCGCTGTTGGTCCAGCCGAAGATCCCGCGCTTGACCTTGCAGGTCTTGGCGCCCGCGGCGCCCGCGGAGTTGTCGACGTACTCTTCGCTGCGGCCCAGCACGCGGATCGTCGGGTCCGCGGAGACCTCGACGAGGAAGCCGGACAGGTTGATGCCCACCATCACGCCGTGGCGGATCGTGGTGGCGGCGGCGACGGGGAGCGCCGGGAAGAGGCGCGCGATGGGGCTGTCGCCCTTCTCGTCGGTGAGGCGGTTCTCGGTGGTGGCGGTCATGGCTCAGTGCTCCGTGCAGGGTGTGGCGCGAGGGATCAGCCCTGCGCGAGGGCCTTGGCGTAGTCGTCGTGGGAGATGCCGACCTGATCGGCGATGGCCTTCTGCTCGTCGGTGAGCCCGCCCACCGCGGCCGCGCCCTTCGTGGGCTGCGTCGGGCGGGACTGCGGTGCGACGGCGCCGGCGCGCTGCACGAACGCCTTCAGGGCGTCGTTGGTCAGCGCGGTGGTCCAGCCCTCGGCGGTGCCGTCCTGGGCGCGCTCGGCGGGGCTGAGCTTCATCGCGGTGACGGCGCCGTCGAGGATCGACGCGCGCTCCTTGGCGGCAGCGGCCTTCTTGTCGGCCTCGATCTGCGCGCGGAGCTCGTTCGCCGCGGCGGCGTCGCGCTTCATCGCGTGCAGCGCGCCGAGGGCCTTCGCCGTGTCGGACTCGCCGGTGACGGCGCAGACCTGGTCGCGCACGGCGCGCAGGTCGTTGGCGGTCTGGAGGGCCTTCTCGGGGTCGGACACGCCGAGGGCCGCGAGGATGGTGGAAAGCTGGATCGTCATGGTGTGCCTCGGGGGGATCGGGCGGCCTTCGCCGCGGGAGGCGCCCTCGCCGGGCGCAGGGACAGGGACTTCGTTGACCTCGGTGCCCTCGGCCTCGACGTGGCAGCACTCCTCGATGGAGAGCTCCCCGCCGAGGATCGCGGCGAGGGTGCCGACGCGGTCGGCGAGCTTCGCGGTGACGGCCTCGGGGCCGAGTCGGATACCGGCCTGCAGCGCGGTCACCTGGGCGACGGTCAGCGGGCGGCGCTCGGCCACCCACGCGAAGAACACGTCGGCGAGCTGGTCGACGCGGGCTTGCTCGCGGGCGACGGCGCCGTCGGAGAGGGGCTGCGCCGGGTGCCCGTCGGCCTTCTCGGCCCCGGACACGATGACGCGCACGTCAACGCCTGCGGCTTCGAGCGCAGCGGACCACGACACCATGGTCCCGATGATGCCGACCGACCCGACGCCAGCGGTCTCGGGCACCACGATGGCATCGGCGACGCAGGCCAGGGCGTAGGCCGCGGAGTAGCAACGCTCGTTCGACACCGCGACCACGGGCTTGCCCGCGGCGTCGGCCGCAGCGCGCATCCGCCGCGCGGCGTCGAAGCACCCGGCGACGTACCCGCCGGGGGAGTCGAGGTCGAGCACAACGGCACGGGCGCGGCCGTCGAGCAACGCCCGGCCGAAGGCGGCGGCGAGCGTGTCGTAGCCGTGCCACCACCAGCACCCGCGCTGCATCAGGGTGCCGCGCACGGAGATGACCGCGAGGTCGCCCACGAGCTCGTAGCCGGGCTCGTCGTTCTCGTCGTCCCAGCCGTACATCGCCGCGGGCGCGGAGAGCGAGCGCACCGCCGATGGGGCGAGCGCCAGGGGCTCCGCGCCGAGCAGGGCGAGCACGTCGGCCGAGGAAGGCCGCGGCGGGGTCGTGGTGGCGTCGTCGGGCATCGTGGGTCAGTCCTGCGCCGGCGGCGCGGTCGGAGCGGGCGGGGCAGGGCGCGCGGCGCGGCGCAGCGGGATGCCGAAGCGCGCGGCGAAGGCGTCGAGGTCGACCTCCATCCCCTGCGCCCCGGCGCTCTGCGAAAGCTTCGTGAGGGCGTCCCCGGCGGTCTGCCACGTCGTGGCGAGCTTCGAGGTGTCCTCGGGCGGCGTTGCGTCCCAGACCGGGATCGGCGCGAGTTCGGGGTCGCCGAAGTTGAAGCGAGCCCACGGCTTGAGCACGTCGGCGCGGATCGTCTCGGCGATGCCCAGCGCGTCGGCTTCGAGGAGGTCCTGGCGGATCGTCCCGAGGGCGACGGCCTTGGCGTAGCTCCCGCCCTCCTGGGCGTTGGACGCCTGCCCGAGCAGCTCCACCGCGATGCTCACGTCGCAGTGCAAAAGCACATGCTCGAAGCCCTGCCACGCGGCGACGTTCTTGGGCTCGATCATCTCGATGCCGAAGCCCTTGCCGTCGCGGTCGCGGGGCAGCATCACGATGCCCTCGCCCGCGAGCTGCCGCAGGTCGTCGAAGAAGTTGTCCTTGTCGTCGGTGTCGGCCTCTTCGGGCACGATGGCGCCGGTGATCGGGAGGCCGTGCTTCTCGCCGAAGCGCGCCCAATCCCGCCGCGAGAGGCCGCGCAGGAGGTAGGGGATCGCGAGGCCGCGGATGCTGGCGTCCATCCAGCCGCGCGCACCCTCGGGCAGGTAGCAGAGCCAGGCGCCGTCGCCCGGGATCACGTCGAGGTTGCCCGCGGTGCTGCTGGCCTCGTAGACGCGCCGCGCCTCGTGGTAGCGCAGGTGCTGCGGGTGCCAGACCTCCACCGAGGGCCACCACCGGCCGCCCGATGCTTCCCAGCCCACCGCGCCGTAGCCGACGCCCTGCATCGTGCCCCAACGCAGGAGGTCGCGCACCAGGGACTGCGGGAAGAGCGACGGCCAGCGCTCGGCCAGCTCGTCGCGCACGGCCTTCGCGCGGCGCTGGTCACCGCGGGGCGAGGGGTCGAGCCGGAAGGGGAGCCCCGTCACGGCGTAGACGCGCGTGCGGAGGTCGCTCTTGATGCGGTCGTCACCGCGCGCGGCGTCGGCCAGCAGCGCGGAGCGGTGGAAGTCGCCGTCGACGTGGAGGCGCAGCGCGCTGCGCACCTGCCCGACGGTCCACTGCGTGACCTGCACGTCGGACAGCGCACGGCCCGAGAGCACCCGCGGGCGTCGCGGGATGTCCTCGTCACGGACGCGGCTGCGCTGGATCGTCGTGGGGTCGGTCACCATCGGTCGGAGCGGTCTCGGGAGCGTTCGCGGCGCGACTCGCGCCGCGTCGACGGAGTCTCGTCGGCGTCGTCAGCAGGGCCCGGTGGCGCGCCCTTGAGCCCCTTCGCGGCGTCGCCGTAGCCGGGCGTCGCGGAACCTTCGAGCAGGAGCCACGTCACCAGCCACACGAAGGCGTCGAGG